TTTGACACTCTTACCACCGGAGCCAACTGTGACGTAGCCACCGTTGACGTTATCCATCTCACCGTATGGATCGTGGAAGATACCGTGTGCTCCATCATCACCAATCAGAAGCATCCAGTGGCCACCACCAACGGGATTAGAAACGTGACCTTTGTGGAGGATACCAACAGCTACTGGATAGCCTGCTTTTAGTTCGTTGAGGAGTGTTTGTCTTGTCCCTTTCTGATAGAAGGAAGCAAAAACACCGTACTGCTGACAGGCTTTGATCTGACTGGTGGATTGAGTTGTATCACCGTATTTGAGAACAGTTCTCAAGTAATCATCATCTGCATTACTACCCTTCAGAGCATCAGGACGGAGATACTTGATGGCCATAGCACACGTAGAGCTAAAGCACATCCGATCTCCGTGACCTGTTGCACTGTCGGTTTGGGGGTAGTACTGCTTAACGTCTAGCAGTACCATGATGTTTACTTAAATGTATCTTTAACACGTTGGATCTTGTCATCCTCAGTGCGATGAGGCTTGACTGCCTCTACACCACGCAGGAGGATCTGGACAATGCTGTTCTCTTTAAGCTTAGAAGCACCGATGATCTCGGAGCCAATAAAGAGTGCAAAAAAAGCAAGTGCCTCGTAGGACACTTTAATACCAAGAATAGTGATCATGACTAGAGTTAGGTAGAAGGTTCTTCTGGCCAGGTCACGTCGTGTGGGAAGCCAGATTGAGAGGTAATGTCACGAAGAGCTTGGCGATATATAGCCCAAGGTGAGGCATCTACTGGTGCATCAACAAGTTGTGTCCAGTCAGTGTTGGAGAGAAGCTTGGTACGCTCTTCACGAACACGCTTTGCTGCTTCATCATCAATACGTTGACGGTAGGCAGCTTCGTTCTCAGCAGCGGTGGTTACAACGCCGTCTTCATCAGTGGTATCTGTGAAGGTCGGTCCAACAACATATTTAGTGAACCATTGACCGTTTACTTCCTCAATACCGCTACGGATGCTTGTTTCGTAGGGAGGGGTGGTTGTAGCTTGAGGACCTTCAAGAATTGGATCGTAGCCGAAGCTATCAATGATCTCAGGGGTTAAGGTTTGTGGAAAGCTGGTATTAGGGTATTCATCACGGAACTGCCGATCAGTGATGACAGCTCCAGTCGTTCTGTTTCGGAGTTCCATAATTAAGCAATAGCAAGGAAGATAAAAGAGCCACCGTTTGCATTAATGGCGGCAGGGGCGGTGGAGCTGATCTGGAAGCCAGAACTCAGCGGATCGATGTAGTCGGTACCGGTGACTTCTGCAGCAGCGGAATTGAGAAGCAGGTAGGGATCGTTACCGCTAACAATGCCGCGTGCGGTGTCCCACACGTACCAGTCACCTGTCGTATCTCGACGCTTAATCATTACAAAACGAGCACCTGAGGTAAACCCGCAATCGACATTAAGCGTAGTACCAGTTCCTGTGTAGATTCCCACCTTACTAACACCTGGGCATGTTGCAAATAAATAAGCAATGTAAGTGGTAGCGGAAGCGTTAGGCGTTGGGCTCCAAAATGCAGTTGTTCTAAACGTGGTGGAGGTAAAATTAGTTGATATTAATTGCGGGTCAGAAGTTGTTGATGCTTGATTTAATCGCAACTGATCCGTACTTTGCCCAACATCGTATTGTGTCGGGCTAATGCGAACAGCAACCTTCCAGTCGCCAGTTGCGCTTCTTGGCTTAATTATTGTTAGGTCTGGCACCACGCCAAGATTGTGGTTGACTATCATTGGAACCCCCGTGCCCGTATAAGCCACCACGTCGAAGAAGCCGGGGGCGCGGCGGAATGAGTAACGCAGATAGTCTCCAGTCCCTTGAAGAAAAGTCTGCGACATTGTGTTTGTAGTGGCGTCAAACGCAAAATAGTTATTAACATCGCTGGCTTCAGCATTTGTACTTGATGTTCGCGTCCAAGGCTTACTGCCTGTCATTCGTGAGGCAACATAAGGAGACGCGCTGCTTAGAACTGAATTGAACAGTAGATCAACCGGGAATCCAGTCGTCCACGCAGCAGTAGCGTTAGTTGATTTGTTTACGTTAAACACCTCCGTCCCACTCGTAGGCGTCTTCATCGGCCCACGGCGGATGGCGATGTAGACCACACTGAGGTTAGCCCCAATACTTTTCATGCTAAACCCCGTAGAGTTGCATTCACCAAGATCGCTTCCTGTTGCTTCAGCGCCGGAAGTATTTGCAAACGAAAATGCGTCGTTACCGGCACTCCATCCGCGCATGTTATCTATTAATAACCAATTCCCTGCGATACTAGGACTTTTTATTAGCAACCACTGCGGTTCCCAGCCCAGCGTGACTGTGGCAGTGCCACTTCCGTCTGTCGTAAAAGTCCCACAACTCACCACACTGTCATTGCCGCTATCGCCAAACCCGCCAGCGTCGTGCGCGAACAGGTAGGCGACGTAGGTGCCACCGGAGGCATTCACCGTGGCATCAGTGCCAAGGCTGAAGACTGTGCTGGTCGGTGTGGTGCTGTTCCAGCGAGTAGCGCCTGTTGCTTTAGCAGCGGTGCTGTTCAGCACCATGTATTCGGTGTTGGCGAGGCTACGGTGATACACCTGCCAGTCGCCTGTGGTATCGGTGCGCTTGACGATGACGCAGCCGGGCACGCTGCCTAGGTTGTGGCTAATGGTGCGGTTAGCGCCCGAACCAGTCCATGTGCATATATCGAAGAACTTCGCCGCCTTGCGGAAGGTCCAGGAGGCGTAGGTGTGCCCGCTGGCGTTCATTTGCTGACTAATTGTGTCAGCGCCAAGAGAGAATCCAGTTGAGCTGAATGCTGTTAAACTGTCAGAGTTAGTTAACTCTTGGCCATCCGTATTGCTTATGATATTCTTTGTAGCACCACGATCCGTGTCAAATAGACGGTGATTTGTATTTGCGTTGCTCCTGCCCTTTATCCAAACCAACCCCCCCTTGCCACTCAGATCAATCCCATTCGTGATCGTCTGCGTGCTGCTGTTGCCGGTATAGAGCCAAGTGCTGAAGACATCCTCAACGTAGGTCTTCGGACCACCACTGCCGGACGCACCCATCATCAATCTCTGAGTAACAGGATCCATCGTTCTATCCTCAGTAGTTGATCAGGCTGGATGCACGCCATGTTGTACCACCGTCATCGGTGAAGAACATGAACAAATGCACCTTGCCAGTAGTGAGAGTTGGTGCTGTACCGCCGGGCCACACGACGCCGCTGAACCAAGTAATCGTGCCGCTGGTGTGCGTCAGCTCCAGCGTGAAGGCGTAGGAGCGGGAGGCGGGGACGTTGCTGACGGTGAAAGTGCTTGCACCGTTGATCGTCTTGGTGAAGAAGTTGCCAAGAGAGCAGTCAATATTAAGAGCAGCTACAGCAGTGATGTTGGCCCGGTAGCTGCCGTTGATATACGGTTGACCTGTGAATGTTGGTGTTGCGGTTGGTGCATAGCCGCTGATACTGGCACCGGCAGGAATGGTGACGGTTCCGGTAAAGGTGGGGCTAGCAAGAGGTGCGTAGGTGCTAGCAGCAGTGGAAGAATCTAACTTTCCGCTTATATCGACTGGACTTGTCCACGACAGAGCACCAGAGCCGTTAGTCTTTAAGAGCTGACCGTTAGTGCCGTCTGCACTTGGCAAGGTGTAAGTTGTGTTTGCAGTGGCAGCAGTCGATGGAGCGATACTGACTGCATACTGAGGATCAGTCTGATCAATAAAAGCTAAGCTACCTTCGATACCAGCAACTGTGGTGACACTAAGTGCTGGTGTAGAAATGGATCCAGGTACATTGACACTACCTGAACCGTCAATAGTGACGCGAGCCGTACCACCAGTAACCAGAGCAAGCTCATCAGCACCTGTATGGGCAATACCTGTATTGGTATCTCCATCAAAAGAGTAAACAGGCGAAGTAGTACTAGTACTGTCATCGGCCTTCAGTTGGCCAGTTAGAGTGCCACCGGAAAGCTTTAGATAGCGAGTGTCTGAATTGGTAGCAAAATAACCAAACCAGTTCCACGTACCACTGCTGTATTGAATACGAGCGGCAATACCGCTATCACCTACAAATCCAACAGGGAGACCTGTGAGTGGTGTGAAGCTTTCAATTCCTGTTGAATCGGTGACTTGAATGTTCTGACCATTCGTTGGGCTGCTAGGAATAGCTGCGACATTGACAACAGGTGTGAAGACAGCAGACGAACTGATTGCAGTAATTGCTGAATCAGCTTTGGCGTTAGCTGTGTTGGCTGTTGTGACAGCTGTACTAGCATTTGTACTAGCTGTATTTGCTGTGGTTACAGCATTACTGGCATTAGTAGACGCAGTATTTGCGGTGGTCACAGCGGATGTTGCTGCACTTGACGCGCTATTGGCGGTGTTGAGAGCAGTTGTGGCGTTGGTGGAGGCAGTGTTAGCTGTACTCAGTGCCGTATTGGCTGTGCTAAGGGCATTAGCAGCATCACTGGCAGCACTATTTGCAGTGCTGAGTGCTGTTGATGCATTGCTACTTGCCGTGTTGGCCGTAGACACTGCAGCACTCGCGTTGGTGCTAGCAGTATTGGCGGTGGTTACAGCAGCAGAGGCATTGGTGGAGGCAGTATTAGCTGTGGTGGTAGCTGCATTAGCGGTGCTCAGAGCGGTGTTAGCCGTTGTCGTAGCACTATTAGCAGTGGCAATAGCAGACGTAGCATCCCTATTGGACTCCTGCGTCACATACAGGTTCTGAGTGAAGTTATCATTCAGATCCTGAGAACGTATAGCAGAACCAGCATAGAAGTTGGCACTCAGTTGGGAGTCATCGGTTTGACGGTAAATCCGAATAGCAGCCCCATTGGCTGGAGCTGTATTGAACTGAACCGTAGTTGCGTTGGCAAGAGTGTATGCAGTTGTATTTGTACCGTTGACACTAACTTTGATATCAGCGGTTTCAAGATATGGGAAAGTAAAAGAAAAGAGAACGGTAGAACCGTTCCCTGTGTAAGTATTCTGAGTAACGGCCATAGCGCTTTATTTGCGTATTTGGAGAATTTGCTGTAACTCTTGGGCACTTTGGACAGCACCAGTAACATTGCCTTGATTGAGCTGACCTTTGATGGCAGCACGGTAGGCGGGGATGTTACTTATCGAGCTGTTCTCAGACTCATAGGCAGACCAGGCTTGCTTGAATGCTTCGTTGTGAATACGATCAAGCATGTCGTAGGTCGCTAACTCTTTGACAGGAAGGACAGAGTTATCCAGGTTTCCACGTTTTTTCTGGAATTCTTTGATCTTCTTATCCCACCACTTCTCATCTTGTTGACGGAGTTGATCAATCTGTGCAGCAAGGCCAGAGTTCTTGCCAATCCAGTTATTGATGTACTGACGTTCCTCAGCAGTCAACGGTTGCTTAGTAACGGGATTAGTACGGACTGTTTGAAGACCATCCCAGCCTGTCTTAAGAAGCCATTGACGCCAAGGTTCAGTACCGCCATTGGTGTTGAGGAAGGGGAGCAGTGAGTTAATCGCTGCTGTCAGCGGCTCTTCGTGACGAATACGCTCACCTGTATAGACATCAAGCAGATCCTTGAGGCGCTCATTACCGTTGTAGAGGAACTTATTACGGTTCTGCAGATAAGCACCGATGTCATTCTCAACATCTTTGAGTTGAGGTGTGATAGCAGCACTCAGGATGCTACGGATACCTGTACCAGGGAGGAGTGAGTCAGCCTGCATAGCAACAAACCGATTCCAGCCTGCTTCATCACCAGACAACATAGAGACCAACGGCTCAAAGCCACTGAGGAATGTCTTATTAGCGACATTCATGCTGATGGCAAATGAAAGCTTACGGAACCAGTCTTCAGAAATTGGCTGATCAACACGGTTGGATTGATAAACAATATCACCAACCAGTGAAAGAAGGTCGGAAAAGGGTTCCATACCCTTGTATGAACGCCATTCACCTGTAACGGGGTTACGAATAGAGTTAGGCTTAAAGCCCATTTCAATCATTCGACGCCTTTCAGCACCGTCTTGAGGACCATTACCCGTCAGGTTACCTGCAAAGGCATACATTCCAGCAGCCATGACGACGGTTGAGCCCATCAGCTGCCTACCGAGATACTCAGACTTCAAGGTTTTGAATGCAATCTCAGCATCATTAGCCTTTGGATCAATTCCGTGTTCACGAAGAACAGCAGCAACCTGGTCTGGGGTTGACGCACTAAACGTTCGCCGTACACGTCCAACGGCAAGACCCATCGAGCTGAGTGGGTTAAATGACCACGCAAACTCCACACCATTAAGGCCAGTCTTGGGAAACATGAACAGTCCCTTGGCAACTGGAACATGCTTCATCAGATTCTCAAGACCATCAACCATCTTGTAATCAAGTTGAAGCGTTAACTCCTTTGAAGCAAAACGGATAGCTTCGTCTTTAATAAGACCAGACTCATCAAAGGCCTGACTGTAGAGTTCCCGTTGTTTGGCTTGGAAGAGTTCTTGATCAAAAGAACCCTTTGTTTGCGAGAAAACCTCATCGTATGCTTTGAACCGTGAACCCATGCTAGCCATCATGGAATTCACAAAACCATCTAGTGAATGCAGAGCATTAACACCTAGACGTACAAGCTTGTTTCCGTTGTAAGCATGGAAGATCTTTGCAAGATTCCAAGCTGCTACACGCCCAAGATCACCAGGATTAGCAGAGTTGGCCCATTTAGTCTGGACATAAGACTCAATTGCAGTGAAATCATCGTAGATAGAGCTGATCTCATCAGCACGACCACGACTGGCTACAGCTTCAGGATTAACGTTAACAGCACGCCATTCATCACCCACATGCTTCCAAGCACGCTGGAGGTTCTCAGCGATACCTCCAAAGCCGTAGAGAGCACGCCTAAAGACCTCATCACCTCCGTCTCCGATGATCTTGGAGCCAGCGAGGATTGAGACAGGTTTCGTGATCAATGCAATAGCGTTACCAGCAGCAGCACGAATGGGGGCACGACCAAGAAGAACGTTGTTATACCGAGCGGCTTGAGCGCCTTGGATCACGGTGCTGGGGATCTCAGTGGCTCCGTCGTACACAGCTTTCCCTAGGACTCCGACACGATGCTCCATGTAGCGGTGAAGCTTCTGTAGATCGTCAACCTTGCCGTTGGTGTAGTCGTAGATTTCCCAAAGGGGCTTGAGGAATTCAGGGTTCTCCTTAGCGATCTTGGTGTATGTCTGGACAAACTCACGCCCCTTCTCTGATTTGGCAGCCATGACTTCATCAAAAGCCTGGTTTCTGGTGTTCATCCAAGCTGCAATTTCTTCAGGAGACTTCTTACCTTGTTTAAACTTGAGAAACTCAAGACCACTACCCATTGTCCAGCTACGAACCTTCATCTCACCAGCCATCACCTCAAGCTTCTTGATGATGAGTTCCTGTTGACGCGAAGTATCAGCTACATCACTAATGAGACGTTCTGCTTTGATGGTATCAGCAACGTTATCTGCAGCATTCTGCGTGATCAATGCAGATGCACGAAGATTGTTGGGGTTGTAGATAGTGTCAAAAGCCTGCTTGAAGGCTCTGCTGGTTGTTACCCAGCCAGCCTCATCAAGTACCTTGTGGGAATTGAAGACATCCCTACGCATTTCTTTGACGATACCCTTGAATTGTTCAATGGTGATATCGCTGTTGGTAGTAGCGTTAAAGAGATTATCAATAGATTTGTTGATATCCTTGGCAGAGATCTCAACAGCTTCCACACGGCCTTCACGCATGATATTGATGCGTGCATCGGCAGATGGTGCAGCACGAAGCCACAGGTCATCTAAGTAGTTAGCACGTTCACTACCACGCTGTGCGTTCATCAGGCCTTCCATCACGTTGTCTGTAGCAACTGAGGTTGCACGACCATTTGTAGTACCAAGATCCTGCTGAATTAAGGCGTGGTCAATCTTGGCCTGAAAAGGGTCAACATCTACATTATTGATACCACGCTTCTGAGCTTCATAGATGTTGTTGACGAACGGGTCGTACATACCCTGAGGATCAGCTTCCAGCTTACGGATAGCCTCCTGAGTGATTGCATCCTCACGAAGGAGTTCACGGTTAGCTACAGCTGCTACAACTTCATCCTCATCAACAGCTTTGGCGGCTTGTCGTGCCTCGATAGCTTCTGCAGCAAGAGCATCCTTCGGCTTGAGCTGTGTAGCCCCTTTACGTAAGGCAAAGAAACCTTCAAGGACTGATGTAGCACCAGCTAGACCAGCAGCTTCAAGGACGTTCTTAGCACGGATAACATCAGGACTATCACCATCACGAGTAGCCCACGGGATATCCCAACCAAGCCATTTGTTAAGAGCACCAGCAACGTTGTCATCACGCTCACTGGTACTAGCAATAGCAGTTACGGCAGTGTCAACACCAACACCAGCTGCAAGCTTCCCAAGCAACTGCTGGCGTTTAGATAGGTTTGCGGACTGAGCTGCTAGGTTACCACCCTTAATAGCAAGCTTTGTGCCGATAAGAGTGGGAATAATAATGGAGGATGCATCACGAACTGCATTCTCGACCTGGCTCTCAGAACGAGTGGCAGTTTTATCCCACCACTCATCAATACCTTTGGTAAGAGGAAGCAGTCCAGCTACATCAGATACAAAGTCACCAACACCCAATAAGGGGGCTTGGACTGCTACATCAGTAATGGAGTCAGCAAAGTCAGCAGCAGCTTTCAGGGGAGCAATGTCCCTAGGTCCACCTGGCTGCTCAGATTCAGGTTTAGGTGTTGCTGATGTAGGAGCTGTTGGAGGCCGTTGAGGTTGCTGAGACTGTACGCGTTGGAGAGAGTCCTCTTGACCTTCAATGATAGCTCGCGTATTTACATCATGGATATAACGCTCTTCATCAGGGTCAGTAATTACCTGGGCGTTTGAAAGGTCAAAATAGTCTGTCATCCGGGAATACCTAAGATTTGTCGTACACGGCGGGAATAAGCTTGCTCCTCACGACTACCAGGAGCAATATTGAATGGCATTGGGAGGTCAACAGCACGATCTTCATAGTGAAGACTGCCGTCAGCATGTACTCCGTCGTTCATAGAGCCGATCTTTACACCGTGCTTCTTGAGCACAGCAATAGCCCGATCTCGGTCTTGACGTGACCGGAATCCGACATGTTCGTGGTAGTTACTACCGCCGTGATCTGCTGCGTAGTAGAACTGCGGATTATTCTTGGGGTGCCTATAAGCTGTATCACCAGTGAGGTATTGAACAACGTTAAAGTTCATCGTTGAACCCTGACGCCATGTAGTCTCACCAAAGCTACGCATAGCAGCTTCTGCTTGTGGTAAAAAGCGTTTGTATGCACCATTGGTATAAGCTTCCCAAGCTCCTAGACCTTGTGACCGGCGGATAGCTAGTGCAGCTTTCGTATTGTTCATCGGGTCAAGCAGTTGAGCCCGAGAGGTAATACCTAATGCACGCAGCTTATCAACATGAACTGGGTAACGAACCTGGAACCAACCATGGACATCAGTATCGCTACGCGCTGCATCCTGACGACCGCTGGACTCAGCCATTGCAATTGCAGTCATCAACACTGCTTCCTTACTGTCACCACCTGCGGCAATGAATGTTGAAAGGATTTCTGATGGTGAGTTAACCCTGCCACGAATCCGCTTAGCTGGTACAGCTGCAACATTGCCACTACCAAGTCCTGCAATCTCAACTCGTGTTTGGTTAGGTTGATAAGCAAGGAGTCGTTGATACTCAGGATCAAGAGAAGCAACAGTACGCTGCATCGCCTTCACAGGTATCTGATCAAGCTGGTAGTACTTCAACTGTGCATTGACAACATCCAGTGGGCTAACACCAGTCATGTTGGCGATGTAACGTGATGACTCAGGAAGACGAATGGGCTGTCCTGTAGATGCTCGCTGGCTTAGCTTTTCAAGCTCTGCTCGATCCAACAATCCACGGTTCTGGAGGCTCCACTGAGGATTGTTATCAGCTTTGAGCTGCTCACGAGCTTGGGTGAGCGGGAACGTAATAGCAGAAGTTGGCTTAAGGACGTGCCGTGCAAAGAAGTTGCCTTTAGATAGGTTGTCTTTGCCAATTCTAGATACTTCGTAGCTACCACCTTGACGTTCGATTTCCTTTTGGAATCTCCCTAAGGCGTACTCATCAGCCTCTCCAAGCGTTGCATTTGGGCGTAGCATGTAATTCCGTACATCTGACATGTACTGACGCATGGCAGAACTTACAGCACGTCCATAGCTTTCATGCTTAATCTTTGAAGTATCAAGCTCGCCAAGCTTTCTTGCAAGAGCTGACTTGATTGTTGCTTCAGCATCCTCACGAACTTGTTTGGGGACAGCATTCTGCTCAGCATTAGCTGCACGTTCCTTCCAAGCAAGTTTGAATTTAGTAGAAGTGTCAGATCGAAGGACTTCATCTACAGAGAGGACACCCATTAACTCCTTCTCTGCAAAGAGTTCACTGTAAAACTTGTCGTTCCTTCCGGTGTTGCTGAGGTCTTGGGAGTACATCTGGAGCATCTTGACTCCAGCTTCATTACCAGCCTTTTGAGCCGTCTCAATAAGGGGATCTAGTTCTGCTGGATCGCCTTGCCAGTTATCGTTGAGCCACTCACGAGTACGATCATTCCACTCGCTGTGATCCTGCTCCTCTTGGGCTTTCTTCTCACGGTACAGCGTCGTCTCAAGGTTGCTCCGTTCACGCCTGAAAGCAGCGACCTCAGCACTGAAGCGATCTCCAATCGGTGTACGGTCTTGTCCATCGAATGGTTGAGCAAGGAGGAGTTCGATATCTTCCTCAGAGAAACGGGGATTACCCTGTCCATCAGTAGCTAGGAAGACATCCTTAAAGAGCTGCTGACGAGCTGCAGCAAAGCCAAGGGGTACACCGTTCTGCTTACTACGTGCAAGTGTACGGAAGTACTGCAGACCAGCAAATGGATCGGATGGGTTATCGAAGTAAGAATCCCTAGCTTGATCACGAATTTGGTTGTTGTATTCTTCAGCCTCAAACTTCTTGGTTTTAGCAAGGATATCATCATGCGCTCTACGCATGTTGAGGAGTGCTTCACCAAGGAACTGTGAGGACTTACCAAAGAGACCAACTTGCTTGAGATACTCTGGCATCAAAGCAGTCATAAATGCTGCCTTGTCTGCACTTGTCTCCGCTTGAGCAGGTGTTAATTCACGGTTTCCCTCAGGACCAGGGAGTACAAGCTTAAACTCGTTGTTGGCTTGGAACTGGCTATCAAGCCAAGAGTTATAGTTGGCACTAGCCATCTGGGCTAATGCTTTCTCTCGACCAACCTTACGTGCTGGGTTTAGACTACGGAGATAGCTAACAGAATGGGGATCAGCACCTTGAGCTTCAAGGACATCCGCCTTCTGTTCATACATCTCACCCTTGATAGCAAGTTCATGCTCACCCTTAAGCTGCTCTAGAGCCTGCTCAGGAGGCAGGCCATACATCAGAGTCTTTGTGTACTCATCAGTAAGGTCGGTCTCGTATTTATCTTTGGCGATCTCACCAACTAACTTACTAGCTGTAGCACTGAAGTTAGAAAGATTCGTATAGATCTGTTGGGCGTTAGCAGTCCTGATCTCTGAGGAGACTCGTTGATTCTCGATCTCTCGTTGAGTATCAGACAGCCTCTGCTCAGTATTTTGTCGCCGGATATCCATCCCACGACTACGAGCATTCATACGTGCCTGACGATTTTCAGACGCTAACCGCTCATTGGTGTTACGTTGCTGACGCTCAAACTCTGAATTGGTACGCATTGCGTCCAACTGAGTTTTGCGATTATTAATATCCTGTTCTGCAGCCATCTGCATGTATTTCAGGGTCTGCGCGCCTTGGCGAGCAATCTGTTCTACATTGGCATTTGACACCCGAACAGGATCAAATGGCATAGCACGGGCGTGCCCTTGATACTGTACCTCTTTCATTGATTAACCAGAAATGGTTTACTTTTTGCTATAGATGTTATAAGCACCAGTTGCGATAGATCCCAGACCAGCAAGCGCACTAGAAGCCGTAGTAAAGCCACCTCCACCAGTTGTCTGACGTACAGGTGCAACCTGTGTGGAGATCCTCTTGGGAGGCTTAGGCGTCTTGACCCAATCCATTGGTAGATTAAGTTCAGGCAGCGGACGTGCCTGCGGGGGTGGCATCTGCGGAGGCATCATTGGTTTGAGCAGACGGGCAGCATCAGCTGCTAGATCAGCCTCAAGCTTCTTCAGATCAATTGAACGAAGATTAAGTGCATGTTGTCGATCAGCACTCTTGAGGCTCTCATCCATCTTCGCCATATTCCTGCCATATGCAGCAAGAGTAGTTTGAACAGCCTTCTGAACGCTTCTACCCGCAGCACCTCGTGCCTTCACAGCTCCAGCATCCTGAAGTTGATCAATAGCAAGATCAAGTCGTTGAAAGGAGTCTGCAATACTGATCTCCATCCGGGCATTCTGCTCAGACTCATACGCCTGGGCTGCTGCTAGATTATTAAAGCTCAGTTGCTTCTTGTAATTCTGCTCTGACTTGGCATACTGCCTTACCTGATTGTTGTAATCAAAGGTAAGCATCTTGTTGGAATAGTCCCACTGCGCCTTGTCAATGGAATCCGCATAACGGTTCTGAGCAACAAGATTATTATATTGGGTGCGAGCGTCCTGCTTTGCCCAGTCAGTTTGCCTCTGACCTTGAGAATTTTCAAACTGCCATAGGGTATTATTGTATTTATTATCGCGGTTGATCTGCCGCTCATTAATGCGGTTCTGTTTTTGCTGTTGTTTATAGAGCTTGTCGTAGTAGTCTTGTTGTGCTTTGTTCTGCTGATTTTGTCCAGCAATACCAAAGATCGATGAGATACCACTTAGCCCTAATCCAATCCATGCTGCTGCCATTAGGCCCTCCTGTAGAATCGTGGGGAATAGTTACCCTCCCATGTCATTGACGTAAGCGACAACGGAAATGGTGAGTCGCTGTATATCCTCAACGAGTAGTTCGTGTTCTTCTGATGAATGGGCAGTGTATAGACCGTCTCGTTGGCAAGTGGTACATCATCAGAAAGATAATAGTCAGCTTTCTGTGCAAGTTGAATGTCGTACCACTCATTCATGTTTGCTGCTTTCAGCTTGAAACCTACATTACTTGACAACCCAACTGATACTTTAATTCTGGCGATAGTTAGATTCGCGGTATAGTCCGTAAGATTCTCAGATGGTCTGTAGAAGATCTTGGGAAGATAGACATCAAATTCGTACTTATATCCCAGATAGACCTTAGATGCCTGTCCAGTAAGGTTTTCACCTGGAACAATAAGATATGCACCCCCACCATCTGAGCCACGTTCTGGAGTAAGGAAGAAGCCAGACTGACCAGTATTAAGTGGATCAGCAATAACAATTGCTGGGTTTAGTGTTGTTATATCCGAATAAGGTAGATAGCACTTTGATACTTTGCTAGTAGCATCATAGACGATTGACGATGGGTTTGCATACATGTCTAGACACAGCTGCACCACCTGACCTTCATCAGTTCTCAGAATTGGAGTTGAGGGTGACTGTGTAAGATTGGTCTGCAGCAGTGAGTACCTACCGTTGCTGTAAGTGACTATAAAGACATCATCATTATCAGGAACCATAAACTGGATCTGACCAGGTAGTTTCCAGTTGAACCATGCCTGCATGACTGTATCTTCACCGACAACATAGTTCCTGAAGAAGTATGCGTACTCAGAGGATGGACCGTACAATGCAAAGTAGGATGTTTGTGGAGAGGCAACCAACTGCGTAACAGTATCAGGAATCCACTCCGACACAATCCGGCCAATATCTTGTACATCAGGGTTCTCCTGTTGACCACGAGTAATCATTGCAAAGATTCTCGTGTACCCTGGTGACTTACTCGTGAAAACAATACTGGAACCTACGTCCGTTGGTCTGACCAGCTTATCGTTATCGTAATTGCTAATTGTTCGGATTGTGGCTGTAGTAGGTGTAAGGATGCCGTCATCCGAATAAAGGAGGAACTGTTCCTGCCGACTAAACAGAATAAGACCTTGGGCTGCTGGGATGACCGAGTGAAGAACAGCAGGTCTCAGACTTGAGCAATTGATGTCAATAGGATCACTGCTAACTTGGGTCAACGCAGAAGCGTGGTAGAAGTTAAAGAACTCACCGCTTTGACTGAGTGACACATTATCTTCTGTTAGGAAGCCCAGGCGGTTGTTATGGAAGAATGCACGTTCGATGCTCTTCCCTACGAAACTTGGATGTGTATTTGTGTCATCATCACCGACAAGGCGATCTTCCCAAGGAATGGGTTCAAAGACAAATGTATTAAGACTGGGATTTGATAGCCTGTGGGGCATTGTGGATGCATTAAGACCCGGTGAGACATTTGGATCTACAGTCTCTTCCCAAATACCACGGCCTGATACACCATTCTCAGCTACAAATCTGACCCAATAAACGTCCTCTTTACCTGTAGTAGAATCAATGCGTGCAGTCCTATTCTGGATGGACTGAGCAGGTAACTCTGAGATATTCTTAAATGTAGTCTGATTTACTTGCAGTGCTGTTGTGCTAAGACCACCACTTGCTGAGATTGTAAAGTCACTTGACCTAGAGATCTCAATAGAGCCTTGCAGTTTTGTTACTGTTAGACCAAGACTGTTGGAAGTGTTTAAGGTCTGGATATTGGTAAATAGTGTATCCAGCACTTCTTGGACATTCAGGAACCTGTTCGTTGTTGTGTGATCCCAAGTGCCGTTGTCAGCATTTCTTGTGGTAAAGCTTGTGGTAAAGCCGTTGATTGTGACTTTGTACTCGGAGCCATATTCAACACTCAATAGCTTTAGTGTTGCGTTCTTATTCCCAAACGGTGCTGGTGTTGCCTTTGCAGTTACTGTCTTTGCATTGTTTACTACAATCGTAGTGTCTTGAACAGACAGAACCTGAAGGGAAGCATCAGCCGTTGAGCTGCCGTAATTAAGGTAAGAGCTTCCGCTATTCGTGACAGTGACAGTTGCAGACGGATTTGCAACGTTCCATATCTTGATACTGCTCCCATAGAAACAGCCAATATAGCGTTCAGTTAGGGATCTATTAATGTAGAACCACTTTGCATTATTGAACTGGTTTGGCGTTGAGGATATTGTAGCCAACCATTCTGTTCCTGGCCTTTTGGTAAGACCAAAGGTTGGGTCAGGAAAAGAGTTAATTGCTTCACGTACCTGTCCTGGGAGCTTCTTGTCATCGGGCTGTTTTGAAACACCACCCAATAAGCTAGGGATAGATTGAGTTACACTTGCCATCAGCGGTACAATGCCTTAAAGGGTTCATAGCTGTTGTAATAGTTAGCGCCACGGGGATGTCCAAAGAACGTATAGTCACCTTGGTTGCATTCATATTCAAGTGCAACAGCTCTAGCATAAGCTTCGCGCTGCTGTAGCATTTGGAATTGAGTTGCGTCACCAACAATACGTGTTGAGACAACGCTTGCTGCTCTTGCAACAATGTAGTCCTTAATCGGGGTTGGGAGGTCAACCCAATCGAAATACCATACGACATCACACTTAACTTCATTCTCAAACTCGTAAGAATGAGCAGTGCGGTCGTAGAGTTTACCGTCTCTACGCACTACATCCTGATCTCGATAGGAGGGAGTGAGATCAAGTTGAAGGATGTTATTAGGGATGACGATATTCTTATTGGTATCCGGCGTGAAGGGATACTCATACTCACGGTTAAATGTCCACCCTTCTGCCTGTATCTCCCGTGACACCTGTTGAAGGGTGTTGTATGCAATCGCAACGTCCGGGTTGGTTTGATCGAGAGTGGTTACAGGCGCCTGACCAACTGACGCCAGAATTTCATTAACAGCTTGAAGCTCAGTCTGAGCGTTAGTGGTATAGGACGACATAACAGAGATGTTATATGCAATGGATAAAAAGAAAGGGGGAGACCGGAGCCTCCCCACAAATAAATCAGACAGCAGTACGGCTAGCGTCAAGGGCCGGAGAATCCGACTCCACACCAGAGTATGCAAAGCGCAGACCTTGGGTCTCCGAGAACACACCAGAGGCGTTCACAGCAGAGCCCCAGCCACGCTGAGTCTTTGCAACCGAACGACGGACAGCATGGTTATCAGAGATAGCCAGGTTACCGTTGTCGGTGTAGGTGGTGCCATAAGCACCAGTCACAGTGCGGGTAGCAAAGTTAACAGTACCAGCAGCACCGTTATTACCAGCAGCAGTAGAGAGGTTAGCCATTAAGAGTTACCTCCGTTATCAGGAACGAGCCGACTGCAGTTCAATCGCAGCAGCAGGATTCAGGGTGCCACAACCCATGGCAAGACGACCAACGATGATGTCGCCTTGATACATGGTGCGAACGTCAGAACCAGTGGTCTGCACTTGAGGGCCAATTGCCTCAACCACACCAGCAGCATCCTTCTGGTAGATCAGACCGCAGTGGGTGCTGAAGTCACCAGCATAGTTGTTGTTCTCACCGTTCACAGCAGCAATGTTGCCAGCCAGGAAAGGCAAGTTGTTGGAACGCTTGATGCTGATACCAGCAATCTCATAGAGACCTTCACCAGAGTTCAGGTTACCCTGATTGTTACCGAAGTCACGGTTCAGGATGTTGCTATCAACCTGGCTTACCAGTGCGTAGTACTGACGAGGAGACAGCACAGCATGACGACCCTGCTTGGGCAGGTTCTTCTCATCCATGATGGAAGCAGCCTCAAAGAAGGCGTCCACCAGGGCTTGAGCGTCATACTCTTTCTGCACACCCAGCTGGATGATGCTACCGCCGGGCTCAGGGCCAGGAGCAGCGGTAATCGGGTGAGCTTCACGAGCAGCCTTCGCAATAGTGCGGAAGATCTTCTTGTCGTAAGCTTCAGCCAGAGCGTGGCCGATCTTAGCGGCAATCTCCGAACGCAGGCTGTAGTGAGCCAGGGTCTCATCGAGGTCATACACAAAGGCAGAACTCACGAGAAGGTCATCACAGACGATGGTCTTCTCAGCCACCGGAGGATCACCAGAACCCAGGATCGGAGTACCGGGCTCGTGGTAGGCAGCTTCCATGCGGCCTGTGAAGATGAACTGCATAGCCTTTCCATTTTTCAGGGTACGGCTTTGCACAGTGCCTTTGGCGATAGTGGCGCTTTCATACGCCTTGAACATCTCGCCAGAGAACAGTTTCAGATAAGTTGCGTACTTGGTATCGTAAGCAGTACCAAGAGCAAGAGGAGTGGCCGACGTATTATTTACGCGACCAATAGAAGTTACGGTAGTGTTAGCCACAATAGTAAAGAGAGAAGTTTGTGTTCGTTCTCCCTAAGCGCTTAGAGAATCACATGAATAAACATGTGTTCATTAGATTTTGTTGTTGTGTCGTCTCTCCGACTGTCATGACTAAAGGTTGTCTCCGTAGAGGCCAATAGTCAATAGGAACAGGGTCCGACTCTGAGGTGCCCTGCTCCATTTATCAGCAGCCTTTCTTGCCGCCGTTGCCCTTACCGCCTTTACCTTTCATGATCATCAGGTCCAGGCAGCACCACCGGCTTGAACCTTCGTACCTTTCGGGCTCAGTTCAGTCAGGGTTTGAGCAGTCTCGCCGTAGGCACTAATGAATGCCCGAGCGTCAGAAGCAGTAGTTACATACTGCACAGTCACCGAAGACACCTTCGGATCAAAGGGATTTGCGTTTGCCATGTCAGTTAATTCGTTGAATGGTGACTTGACCAACACCCGCACTTCTCAATCCAATCACCTCAGCAGCAGCACGACTAAGGTCAATATCTCTACCGTGAACAAAAGGTCCACGATCATTGATACGGACAGTAACGCAGCGTTTATTTGAGGTGTTGCAGACCCGCACTTTGGTTCCAAATGGAAGAGTGCGGTGTGCTGCAGTCATGGAATGCATGTTGTAAATCTCACCAGAAGCGGTGCGATTGCCGTGATACGGATGGCCATACCACGATGCAAGAGAAGCGAGAGTGAGTGTCAGAGTAAGCATGAGTTCATTGCAAAGGACTTTTATATTGCTTACTCTTCCAACATCAATTAGAAGCTAAGATCAGAGATCTCAAGCTTTGCAGCTACATCTGCACGGTAGGCAGGATCAGAGTCGTAGCGAGGATCACTCATGGCACGCACGAGTTCAGCCTGACTACGGAAACCTTGAACCTGACTAGTAGGTGCTTTACCGGTCAACATCTGACCGTCATAACCAGCAAGATCCCGATACCGACCAGCAAGAGCTTGGATAGCAAAGAAGCAGGAAGCAGGATCACCATTATCCATAACCTGATCGTACATAGCAATCTCTTGATCACTCAGGGCATCTTGTGCCCAAGTCATCATCTGTGCATATGCATCAGGCCCACCAACTACGTTTTGCAGTTGTGCGACATCCTCACTGGACAGAGGAGCAGCATTTGGTTCTTGCTCAGTGCGCTCACGGAAGTTGAGGTACATCTGAGCAATCTCTGCTGGATCCATCTTCTCCAGCTGTGCCAGTGTTTCATCACTAAACTCAGTCTGGGATTCTTCCCACAGTCGATCAAGGAAATCAATATCTACTTGATCTTGAGGATCTTCATCTACCTCAGGTTCTGGTTCAGCTTCACGTTCTTCAGGGCTACCAAGCTTTTTTTGCAGCTCTATATAAGCTTGCTCTAGATCCTCAGCATCTTTGAATTTGCCAGCAAGTAGCTGTTCCTGTTGTTGCTGTAGCGCTTCACCTACTTGAAGTGAATCAAGTTCTTCAGCTGAAAACTCACCGTCTTGTTGTTCTGTGGGATCAATTGTCAGTGTAGCCATTAGTAGTAATTACTTTTAGATTCCCAAGACCTACCCGTTCAATACGGTTGGGTACGCCAATGGTCGGCTTCCCAATCTTGGTACGAGGTGCGTATTTGTTACCGGACTCATCAAAGAGTTCCCGATCCTCAGCTGAGAGGGGCGGGGACACCGGCTTGTTCTTCTGGCGCTGGGGCCTGCTGGGTGTTGCCTTGTCCA